AATTTATTGGTCTGGCTCTTCGGGGCCTTGAGTTTGCTCTGCACAGCTGCAAGCGCCTCGTAAATACTTGTTTTATCCATGCGGATACCCTACCTCTCTGCAGCCATGCTTGCGGCAAAGCTTTTCCAGTTCTGCGTGCTCGATATTGTAGGCTGTGTCCGCGCTATGGGCCAGCTGCTTGGCATAGCCGAATAAGTCTGACTGCGCCAGAAGGATTTCCAGCGCATACACGGCAGCGCCCAGGGAACTGGCGGCCTCCTGACAGGCCTTGGCTCGGTCGATGGGCATGGTGCCCAGAAAGCTGCTGTCCGGGTGCATCTTAGACCATGCCAGGTCACCAAGAACGGCTTTCTGTACCTTGCCGCAAGCGCTCATGGCGGCACCCAGCTTTGCTGCGGCGTCCATCATCAGGGGAGTCTGCCACTCCGGCACGCTGGTCATGTAGTTCAGGCAGATCTCGCTTTTTTCATCGCATTGCATAAATATTCACCTCGAATACACTTTGTTCCGGTTGTCGTCCATGACGTTGTAGGTGCGCTGCGGATTCTCCGCTGCAAGGCTGTCTGCGTACCGCTGGCCTTCCAGCGTGGTCCGTACCGGAATCTCATTGATAAAGCGGCCGTCTGCCGTGTAAATCTGTACGGTGCACATATGTTTTTGAATTTCCTCCTTGTGCTGCACACAAAAGTGTGCTATCCTCGGGATGATGTGACTGGTAAATCTCATCATCCCTTGCAGCTCGTCGGTGCGCCAACACCGGCGGGCTTTTTGCTTTTACTGCGGCGTTTCACCGACGGAAGGCTGTCAACCTCGCTGCGCGGGATGATCTCCCGGGAAAAGATGTACTTCTTGGCAGGGTGCTTGCCGCTGAGAGAGTGAACGACTGCAGTGGCGAAGCTGTTCGCGCTCTTGTAACCAAGCCGGCGGGCGCACATGCCAGCAGTCCCGGACGCCACCAGATCACCAGTCTTTGCGTCCCAGACCGTGTACCACATGACGTTGTTGATGTAATCCAAGCTCATCCCACCTTTCCGGCGCTCTGATGGTCGTAAACAACATCTTCCGCATCCCGCAGGGCCGTCAGCAGGTTGTCCGCAACAGAACTATAGATGGATGCACACTCCGAATTGATGACTTTCAGCCACATATCCTCGGTGAGCGTTGCCTGTGTAGACATCCGGACTGCTGCTTTCAAATACTCTTCCGTCTGTCTGCGGATAAGTCCTTCCAGCGTCATGCTCATCCTGCCTTCCTCTTACTGGTGACAGTGTTCTTCGCAGGCTGGTGAATCTTCTGCCGCTGGGCGCTGCGCTCGTAGCGCTTGCCCTCTGCAATGACGCTGCCAATGGACAGCGCTGCAAAGGCCAGCAGGCAGATGCTCGCCCACAGCACCAGCGGTGCCCGGGCGGCAGCTGCGCCCATCGGCAGGCCGCCAAAGTTCACCAGTGCGATGGTGATGCCAGCCTCGGCAAGGCCGATGGCCTTGCCTGCCAGCACGATGATCCCGACGCCAAGAGCGGCGAGGGTAATGGTGTTCAGCTTCTTCATGCTCCTACCTCCTGAAAACAATCTTCTGCGGGTCTGCAGTCATCCGGGTCCCATCCAACGACGGGATGCCATTCGTCTTCGTCAAACACCTCCACACGCTCTGCATCACGGAACATGCAGCCGAGGACGGCACCGAGAACCCAGACCCCAGAGGGGCCATCATTCTTGTGCCGGAACCAGCGTTCCTTGTAAAGCGGCGCAATGTAGTCGCAGCCGGTGGCAGCCTGCGCCCGTACATACGGGCCGATGAGTGTTCTTGTCATGCGGATTCTCCTTTCAATTCTTCAAAGCGCCCAGCTGACGGAGCAGCGCCGGGACATTGATTTTGATAAACCGGCCGCACATGATGTGCGGGATCGTGCCCTTTGCCAGCTCCTTGCGCAGATAGCATTCCGAGAGGCCGGTGGCGCGGGCAGCGTCCTTGACGTTCATGAACGGGGTGTCCGGCACGCGATCTGTCTGCTTTTTCATGATTGATTCCTCCTTTCAAGCCGTTCCAGCAGGGCCGTGATGCCCCGCCAGAAGCACGCGCAGGCCCGGTAATACAGCGCCTGTGCGCGGTAAAATAGAATTTCGAACATAGTGGGCCTCCTCAGTTGAACATGCTGGTCTGGCCGTTGGTCTGCTGGATCATCATCACGGTGTTGGTGCTGGGCTTCCAGCGCTGGATGTACTCCACGGCCTCGTCAAAGCGCTTGCGGGGGATGTTGCCCACGCTGTTGACGCGGAACCAGTCCTGCACATCGCGGTTGCACTCGCTGTACACCTTGCCGCGCACATGGGGGTCGCAGTAGGCCGGGGCGGCTTCGCCGTTCAGGGCACCGATGACCGACTTGCTGATGGTCTTGCGCAGCACGCGCTGCTGGTTGTAGTCCACCGTCATGGTGTTCTCCAGAGCGGTGAGCCGCTGCTCCTGCTTCTGGGTGCGGTCGTCCAGCAAAAAAAGCGCCTGCATCTCCTTGCTGAGCTTGGGCATCATGTAGCCGCCCGTCTTGCGGATGCTGGGAATGATCTCGTCTGCCACCAGAGCCTGGAAGCGTTCGGCGGTCTCGTTCTTGGCCTTCATCGCCAGGCGGTAGAAGATGTTCTCGGGGATGTAGGCGTCTTTCGCAACTTCCTGCGAAAACTTCAGGTCTGCCAGATAAGCCCGAACGGTGTTCCAACGGACGTACTCGACGCCGTTTTTGGTGTCGGTGAAGCCCAGACCCCGGGCCACATCTTCGAGTTTGAGGTAGGCGGTGCCGTCCTGCTCATAGCAGGAGACGCCGGAGATAAGTACAGGGGTAAGATTTTTGTCGTTCATAGTGAACCTCTTTTTGATGATTGTGAAATCTCAACTTTTTGGGCAGAAAAAATAGTGGCCAATCTTAGTAACGGGAATACTCAGCAGCTCGCAAAGACGAGAAATCTCATCCTGACGAAACGCAAACTCCCCGGCCAGCTTTCGATTCAATTGTCCTTCGCTGACGCCGATTTTTTCGGCGCATTCCTTTTGAGTCATACCGCACTCTACGATTCTACCCCGCAGGCGGTTGTAGTCCATTTCAGGCATTTTGTTGTCACCTCCTTTACTCTGTACTGGTTGTGATTTTCTCAACCACGACATGAGTATAGTCCATTGGTTGAGATTTGTCAACACTGAATTTCGAGATTTCTGAACTTTTTGACTAAAAAGTATTGATTTTTCGCAACTCTTACCATATAATTAAACCATACTACGTTGAAAGGGCGTTATAACATGAAAAACTCAACCTTTGCTCAACGACTTCGTGCTGGTTTGGATGCGCGTCAGATGACGCAGGCCGAACTTGCGTCACGTTCTAAAATATCGAAATCAAGTATTTCTCATTATCTTAAAGGCGATTGGGAAGGAAAGCAGGACGCGGTATATTCGCTTGCTCAAATTCTTGACGTTTCTGAAGCTTGGCTTATGGGCTATGATGTGCCGATGGAAGCAGAACGCCCTCAACCCGCTCCTGCATCCCGCCCCATCCCTCCGGGCTTTGAGCCGATGCCGGAGATGGATGTGGTGCCACTGGTGGGCCGGATCGCTTGCGGGACTCCAATCACTGCAGAGGAAAACGTGGAGCAGCTGGTCTGCGTTCCATCCCGATGGAAGGCAACTTTTACGCTGACCTGTTCAGGTGACAGCATGGAGCCGCGTATCCACAACGGTGATCTGGTAGCTATCCATAGTCAGCCAGAGGTTGAAAACGGCGAGATTGCGGCTGTGCGCATTGGAGAAGAAGCTACGCTCAAACATGTCTATTTGCATGAGAATTTTATTGAGTTGCGGCCGGAGAATCCGGCATTTGAATCTATCATATTGAGCAGGGAAGATATGAACAGCGTCGTGATTGAAGGTAAAGCCGTTGGGCTTTGCCGGGATATTTAAAACAATTTCAAAATGTGGGAGGAAAAATATATGAAAAAGATGGTTAAAGCAACGGCTGTAACCTTATGCCTCACAGCAGCAGTGCTTTGCACAGGATGTAAAAGCAACGAAGTCAAAAATGCGGAATCTCTTATCAATAAAATTGGTACTGTTACGCTGGACAGCGGCGAAGCAATTAGCACAGCACGTTCTTCTTATGATGCGCTGGGAAACGAACAGGAAAAAGTGGAGAACATACAAGTACTGACGGCCGCAGAAAGTCAGTATGCCGGTCTTTTGCAACATGAAACGGCTCCAATCGAGAAGGCAATTGCGGCTATTCCTCAGCCTGTGACCAGCGACGCGGCAGATGCTATTGGACGGGCATATTCTTTATATGTTCGTGCGTCTGATACCGTAAAGGACGCGGTTTCTAACGTGGACGTCCTGACAGCGGCACGAAATTCGTTGGAAGATATCAAGGTGCAGGCTGCAATTGATGCAATTGATGCTATTGGCACCGTCACGCTGAATAGTCAGGATGCGATTGACGCAGCGAAGTCTGCATATGGTGCCATTGATGCAAGCCGTCAGTCGGATGTGACGAACTACAGCACTCTGCAGGAAGCGGAAAATACACTGTCACAACTGAAAAAGGATGCGGCAGAAGCCGCCGGAAAGGCAGCGGTGGCAAAGCTGAAAACAGAAAAAGATGAGGTAGAGGGTATTACATGGTATAAGCCCTCTTGCTATCCGACTTATTCAAACACGAGATGTTTTGTCCTTCCGTACATCGGAGAACGGAATGGACAGTACTGGCTACGTTGCAAAGTTGATTATGCAAATGATGAGTGGGTGTTCTTTACATCCGTGATTTTTAGTGTGGATGGTGTAAAGCGAGATACTATTGAGTTTGACTATGGTGATGTGACTCGGGATACCGCCTTCGGAGCGAAATTATATGAAGCTGCCGATTTTGCCCCCACTGATGCGCAGATTGAGATTTTGAGGGATATTGCAAATTCTGAAAAGACGATTATTCGCTTCCAAGGCAGTAATTACTATTATGACTTTACAATTTCTGCAAAGGACAAGCAGGGAATCAAGGATGTTTTGGACGCCTATGAGTATCTGAAATAAGTATTCCACCAAAGTTGGAACATTGATTTTGACAAAAATATAAACAGGAGGGGTTATTATGAGCTTCATTGATGATCTGCAGAGAGAATCTTCGTATTCCACTGCATCCGGCAATTCGTACCAGTATGTGGTGCTGCAAGTGACCCTGAAAGAAAAGCTTATCGGTACTGGTTCCGGTAATTTGACGGAGCTGGAAAATGTTATTAACCAGCAGGCGGCCAAAGGTTACCGCTTGCACACCATTACCACTGCCAACGGCGGTAGTAAGGGTCTGACGGGCGGCGACCGTATTCAGGCTACGATGGTCTTTGAAAAGATTGTCTGAGGCCCCCAGCTGGAAGACGTGCACATCGAGGGCGAGGCCGTGGGCTGGACGCACTGGGTGGGGTGAGAGGCGAAAAGATGGAAAACAACTTTCAGTTTTTGATATACCGCTCTGCGGAAGAAGACGCTACTGTCAATGCAATTATTAAAGACGATACGGTTTGGCTGACAGCAAACCAAATGGCAGTGCTTTTTGATAAAGCCGAAAAAACACTGCGTAAACATATCAACAATGTATTTAATGATGGCGAATTGGTCAAAGAGAACAACACGCAAAAAATGCGTGTTGTTGGTGTGAAACAGCCGGTCGCTTTCTATAATCTGGATGGCATCATCTCTGTGGGCTGCCATGTCAACTCCCGCCGGGCCATGCCCTTCCGTATTCCGGCGACATCAAGCAGTTGAAAAAAAGCGCCCCCGGTGCCGGGAACTCCAGAAGCGTAGAACAGGAGGTGTGCTGCATGGCCAGCATTAAGGAAAAACTGGACAAGAACGGAAATGTGGTCTATCAGGTGCAGGCCAGCAATGGCCGCGGGCGGCGTGTCTGGCGCACCTTCCGGCCAGAAGCCACATGGAGCAAGCGCACCATCCAGCGAGAATTGCAGCGCTTTGCTGCCGAGTTGGAGGGGCAGCTGGAAGACGGCGAAGTCCTCACTCACGAGGAAAGCGTCCAGAAAGCGGCTGCGGAAGCTGCAGAGGCTGCTAAAATCAAAACACTGCGTCAGTATGCAGAAGCAGTGTATCTGCCGGAAAAGAGCATCACGGTGGCTGAGAAGACCCGCGCCAGTTATGCCCAGCTGCTGGAACAGCATGTTTATCCAGTTCTTGGCGATGTGCCCATGCAGGAGATTACTCCGGCAATGGTGAAAGCTCTACTTGCCGGTTTGCCGGATAACTTTGCCTTTGCCAGCGTCGTGAAGGTGTACGCTGTGCTGCACGGGATGTTCAAAGCTGCCGTGATGGATGACACCCTCGACCGAAACCCGATGGACAAGGTTCCGAGGCCAAAACAATCGAAGGATGCAGCACTCCCGGCGGAAAGCAAAGCGTTCACCGCAAAAGAGACACGTTACATCTTGAAGTGTCTGGAAGGGGAGCCGCTGAAATGGCAGACGTTCATCCTTCTTCTGATCGACACCGGATGTCGCCGTGGCGAAGCCTGCGGCCTGCAATGGAAATCTGTCGATTTAGACGCCTGCACCATTACCATTGAGCGGAACCTGCAGTATACCGCAGACCGTGGTGTGTATGAGACTCTGCCAAAGAACGGCAAGACTCGCGTCGTGGATATCTCGCCGGATGTGGCAGCGCTGCTGAGAGAGCTGCGCCAGACGCAGCCGGTCACGGTACGATGGGTGTTCACCCAGGATGACAGCCCGGAGCCGATGCACCCGGACTCTCCGACCCGCTACTTTCAGAAATTTGGCAAACGGTACGGCATCGAACACTTCCATCCGCACAAGCTGCGGCACACCTCTGCCAGCCTTGCCATCACCAACGGTGCAGATGTGGTCAGCGTCGCTGCTCGTCTTGGGCATTCTGACAGCAGCACCACACTCCGAATGTATGCCCACGCAAACGAAGAAAGTATCCGCCGCGTTGGTCAAACCGTCCGAGACGCCCTGCGGGAACCGGATGAGGACAAGCAGAAAAAGGCCTGACGTTTTGGAGTTTCTCCGAAAAAACCGCAACAAAAACCGCAACATGTATGAAAATGTGCAACAAATGATGATACAGCGCCAAACTTGATGAAATCAAAAGTTCATTTTATCTACGTTGTTTATTTTAGAAACGAAATCCAATGAGACTCAACGAAAAATCAATTGTCCATATCTCGTAATGAGCAGGTCGTCCGTTCGAATCGGATCAGTAGCTCCATAAAGCCCACGAAATGACGTTTAAAAATGTCGATTTCGTGGGCTTTGTTTTTGCATATGAAAATTGTTCTCAGATAAACCGCAACAAAAACCGCAACATGGTTCTCTTAATTTGTCATGGATTCAGGCGGTTTATGTCGTTTCTCACCAGCGCATTATACAGCATTTCCAAGAACTGCACCGCCGACGGTGTACCGTTCAGCGGGTAGCCTGCCAGCTTCTGCAGCAGCTCTGGGTTCGTGGTCCATGCTGTTTGCGCGGCCCGGCGGATGATACTCTGGATGGCGGTCCAATTGCAGTGGTGGACCTCATCCAAGGGTTCGTATACTTCCTTCTGGATAGCTTCCAGCCGGTCCTCCTGCTCGCGGATTAGCCCGAGAGAATCGCTCAAAATACGGTAGGCTTTCATGTTGCGGGTGATGCCCAGAGGGCGCAGCAGGTCGCTGACGTCAGCAGAGAAGCAGGTGGTATCGTAAGTAGTCATTTTTTACACATCCTTTCCGTACCAACTTTAGCCGGAAAATGTCGCAATGTGTCAAAAACGTCTGAATGCGTCGAGCTGCGTCATAATATGTCGCAAAAAACAAAAATCACCCCGAGGAACCGTCTGTGGAACGGAACCCCGGGGCGTTGTTATGTCACGATTTTGTTGGCGTCAACAAAATGGTCAGTGCACCTGCTTCTTCTGGCGCTCATACTCGGCATCACCGGCCAGTGCAGCTTGGGTGAAGGAGTTGTTCTTCCACCAGGCCACCAGGGCGGCAACGGTAGTGAATCCAGCAGTCACCAGCTGCTCTACGGTCTCGGACTCAATGGGCAGGATGGGCTTGCCCATTGCGGACAGCATCTGGTTGGTCAGGGCCAGCAGGAGCACGGCAGTGCGGGCCACGGTGCCTGCGGAGACGGTGCGGGTGGTAGTGATGTGTGCGTTCATAGTCATTCGCCTTTCTGCTCGGATTCCGAGCGCTGCTTTAAAATATCCACGGCTTTGGTGAGCGCTGCCGGAATCGGCAGGCCCATCAGGCCAGCGTTTTCGATGATGGAAATGGTCTCGTTGGCGATAAAGCCGATGATGACGGCATCCCGCACGAAACTGGTCGCCATGACGACGTCGAGCTGGCAGGCCACTAGTACAATGAGCAGAGTCTCGCCCTTGCGGATGAGGCCCTTCCAGCCGGCGCGGGATTCCAGTGCGCCGTTCTGACTCTTGGGACTGGCATGGAACACGCCCGCCACAATGAGACCGG